GTTAATGTTTCCCCCCACATGTCGAGGTATTCCACCAATTTCTTGGGGTGAAAGCCCATTTTTCGAGCCTCATTGGATACTGACATGAAGAAATCGTCGCCCAGAGTCCATAATAGGAAATGATCGTCAAACTTCTCGAAGAAGAAGCTAGGTTTACCCTGCTTCACCATCCAAGAAACCCATGCACGGATCCTTATCGAGGTTTGCATTCCGTTGGCTCGAGCGGTATCCTTACATCCGGATATCATCAAATTTGGAGCCTTACCAATCAGTCCGCCAAAATCTACACTTGGCATGTGCATTGTAGACAGGACTTTTTGCAGTTTCGCTATGTTCGCAGGGGACCATTTTAATTCCTCCGCTTCATAAACAAAGCTTCCGCGGCCTGCCTCTCTAAATGCCGGATGATTATTCACATCATACGCATGGAAATCAAGATCGAAACAATTGTTTACAAATCTCTCATGCGCAAACGGCTTCAATGCTTCATACCACTGGGGTCCCGCACGGTTCATACCAATTGCGGTCTCAAATTTCCAGGGCGTGTTAGATTCCAACTGCATCATCGGTGAAAGATAAGTGCACACAACAATGTGATGAACGAAGGGTGACACGTAAAATACTCTGGAAGGTTTTCTCTCCCCGTCTTCCGCTACCTTTTGAACTTCGTCCTTCAAGACGCCATAACTGACTATTTGAGGCATCTTTCCTTCAAGGATTTGCTTCTCACAGTTGATGACGTCTTCCCAAATATCATCCCTGAGCCTTGTCCGGGTCTCGCCCAGCACTTCAGTGGTAATGCAGTAGTCTTTCTTGTAACCACCCATCCCCGAAGCTTTTGACAAATCCATGCGCTTGACGCTAGTGCCGGGTATTCCATTTAGCACCTGATCGATGCTCAAAGGACGTGACCAATCCACCCCTGGTGGCATTTCTACGGTCGATGCTACCTCTGAGATTCTTTTCTTCCAAAGGTAGTTGGCTTTTCTCACATCGTCCATATCCATTTCAGGCTTTTGCTCGGTGGCCAGTGACAGGACTTTTCCAACAGACTTCTTCCATCGATGTCGCGGAATGACCTTTTGTGGATTTAAGCCCAACGTCTCCCTGGCCAGCATAGCGTGCTTGAACACTCTCAAATTAGTGTGATAACGCTTATTCTTCTCCACAGTCCCTTCGAAGCCAAAAACAGCTTCTTCACCAAGACTGGCGGCCGGGTGACCTTCGGGAATTGGTCCCTCATCGAGCTCCATCTTTAGTTTGGCGCTCTTAATTTCATTAGGCGCGCTTTCCAAAACAGGCAATTTACCAACACTCATAAAATGCTGCTCCGCCGAGTCAAACATTTCTCGCGTTATAGCAGCCGCACTTCCGTTGTTGGCTTTGTTACTTGCAGTGTGAATTGCCACAATGCACCTAGGTGCGTATCTTCTCACGTACGGTTGCCCGCAATAGCCCTTATCGGAGCGGTCGTTCCAGCAATTAATGCGGTACTGATTGGCACTGGCAACCATCTCTAGTCCAGCGCGAGAATCATAAAAACTCGGCTCCTCTTCGTAGTAGGCGGTGAGTGGGTTTGATGCTCCTGAGGTGCCCACGCGATACACTGACTGAGCTCCGCTTGATCGGCTTTTAGCCAACAAATGCACCTGACTCTTTACGAATCCAATTGGTGGCGTGGCAAAAGCAATGATCATCAAATCCTGATTCGGAACTATGAAGCA